GTTATCCCTTCGAACCCACCTTTGTGATTGTACCATAGTATGTCCCCCTCAGGTGGGTTGTCACGATTAGAGGAGTCGAGATGGTCAGGTGGCAACCCATACAAGCGTAGGTTAATCAGTGCTTGGCTGAAGAACTCATGTACGTAATCGAATATCCCTATTACCCCATAGATCTGATTCAGACGCAGGCCGATGGGCGCGATCACCTCATCTCTCCACATGAGGTTCCAGCGTGAGAAATCTATCTCAACATAAGCCCTCCGCCACCCGCCTTTCGAGTACTTTGATACCGAGAGGAACTTCTCTATCAACTCTTTCCGGCTCAAGGTCATTGTCTGCTCAGGTATATATCGAAACACTCCGTCAGCGATGTTGTGCTCTGTGTTAGAAAAGAAATACCTCAGCTCCAGAACCATCATAGCGAACATGCGTGGCTCCCGCTTCATCTCTCTCTCTTTAGGTGAGATGGTCACGATCTTCCATGCCTCCGGGACCTCTCTTCTTGACACCTTGTCTATCACCTCGGATAGATCGAAGGCCGGACGACTTAGGAGCTCGGTCAGAGCCCTGTTAGAGGTAGAAGGTTTCGGGGGATTGTAGGGCAGTGAATCATGCCAGGCGGCATCGAATTCATCCCGTCGATACGAGATAGCCTTGTCGTCTATCAGTGACAGGATATCTTCTCCTTTGTCGAACTTGATGTGAGGGGCGAAAGTAGCATATTCCCAGTCAGAAGGAGGATAGAGATGTAGCCCCATAGGGAGAGATGGGTGGTTTCTATCATGTAACTCTTTCAGTCTGCATCTCATCATCCCAGGGATGTTGAACTCGAGGGGTGGCCACACACCTTTCTCCTTAACGTATCCTTTAACATATAGATGACAGAAGCTCCATTCTAGCTGCCGAGCTGCGGACGGTGATATAGGCAGAGTAGCTTGCCCCAATGTCTTGGACGAGATGCAACCCCCGACCGGGTCTGTATAGGGGTGTCCTGCAAGTTTACAAAAACCGAAGAACTCTGATACCTGGTTTGGAGACCGCATACTCCGAAGGATAGAGACTAGGTGATCTATCGTCGGAGTGTCCGACTTAGTTAGACCACGTTCCTTGTCACGATACTTAGCCCACATCTTGTCAAAAATCAGGCCCCCATCTAATACATCTTCTGTCATCTCGATTATCCGTGTCTTGGAAAGAGCCTCAATCCCTTTGAGGAGGTCATAAGCATGATTGTCATACTTCTCGAGGACGGAGGCCGCCCACTGCTCATACAAGAGTAACAAGCTGCTCAGAGATGTCTTATCTGAGGTGGTTTGAGCAAGGAGATCGACAATCCATTTTGAGAAGCACAGGTCTTTCAACATCAATACCACATGATGAGTTAAAGCAACCCATGACGTCTTAGTTCTGATGATAGTGAACCGTTTATTGCAGTAAGCCCAATCATTCCGGATCCAAGATCCCGGTCCAGTCTCAGATGCCCGCACCGAATCCTCGAGAATTATCATCCAATACAATACATCAGCTAGAAGATCTCTGTTCCGGGGGCTGAGTTTCTTTGGTCCGATCCCGTTGAAGAAGGCCCCGGACGATGATTGACAGAACAAGTCTCTCATCCCTTCTTGAAGGGCTTCCCAGAACCGTTTAACATCTCCCTCAGTTTCAGAAAGTCTCTCTTGCACTAACTCTGGTGAAATTGTCCCTCTTCCGAGTGCCCATAGTTCAGGGGTCAGCCTCGGAGTATGACGGCAGAGATTGGGCAGCTGCTGGTCTGGGAACTCACCTCTGTACGAGGCGGCCGCCTCTGAAGCGTCGCGGTTCTTGTAACGAGGGTGTTTCCTAATGTAACCCGGTGACAGGTATCCCAGAAGGATGTCGTAATCGAGATCGATAAGGGGGGAGGACAATGTCGTCTCAGGAAGTATAGACATGGTATATTCCGATGCTAGTCATGTGATGTGTAGGTTGAAACTGGAAGTGTTTCTCTTTTTTCTTAAGGGCAGAGGTGATCATCGATGACCTAGGAGGACATTACACTTATGTCATCTTAGATAGGACTTGTTGCAACAGCTTGTTGGTCTCTTCTGTCTTCTCCTTCTGACTGGCAAGCTCATCCTTGATGTCATTGAGAGTGACCTCCAAGGATGTCACCCTCTCACTTATAGCTGCCATAGACCTCATAGACATCATAGAACCTACCTCCGAAGGAGGACGAGAGTTGCGCTTGGAGGTGCGCGTGACATACTCCTCGAATGTCTCCTTTTTCCTGAGCGGGTCTCTAGTTGGAGAGCTTTTAACCTGTTGTTTAGAGGAACTCTCTTTGACTTTCTCGAGATGGGCTCGCTTCCAAGAGGTGTAAGAGGACTGCATCTTTGTTGTGAGGCGGGTGAACCAGGTCATACTAGTTGTTTCTCTTTTTTCTTAAGAGACTCAGCGACACACATGTAGTGCGGGATTTCGATCAGCTAGCAAAGAACTTCACCCACCTGGAAACAGACCTATGTTGGGTGTGATTCTTCTGACGGCGCTGAGCTGTGGGAGAATAGATCGGAGGGCGAGTCCCAGTCAAGATACCTTGAGACATCAGCTGGATCCTGCGCTGGACCCCTATGTAGAGCCTTCTTCCGCTGGCTAGAACCTCGTGTGGAGGTGAAGAGCCCCATGACATCTTGGTCTGGAGAACACTACGCTCTGTCGGAAGACAAGGTGAGTGGAAAGTGTGATACACACTAAGATCAATCCCTTCTAGAGGCGAGTACGATTGCAACACAACTTCGGGCATCGGCAGGCCGTCTGGATCAGTCAAGTTCGTCTGGATAGAGAACACCTGTACCTCGACACCTGTCGGGAACACAGCCTCCGTGAGTGACCTCACGATCTCATAAGCTTCATGAGTGTAAGACAGAGGGCGTGGAGGAGTGGTTCCGATCTCGCAGAAGGGTTCTAGGATCAGAGCCGAATCAGGGAACAGCATTTGTAAGAACTGGACAAAAGCTACCCATGCTGGCCTCTCAATCCGGAGGGGCAGCTCAGTCGGGTTGACAAGTTGCAGGTCTTCTGCTGAGTACACAGTGTGTCCGACAGTTGGGTGCAGCTCTTGCTCTAGAAGGTAGTCAGCTAGGCGAGACATAGTATAATCATGTGTTCTGGTCGGGTGGAAGCGCCAGGAACTTACAGGTGTGCTACGTGAATAGTTAGTTTCTCTTTTTTCTTAAGAGATACTAAGAGGCCTAAGAACACTAGAAATGAAGTAGTTCAGGATCAATGAGATGAGAATAGAGCAAGGAGACCAGCTTCAGTCCATCCGGAAAGAGGGAGCTCTGAGGCACCAGAGGGGAGAGCTACATCTAAGGTCGCTGCCAGTGTCTTCAGACGTATTTGCCTTGCTGCCCTAACTTTCGGATATGGGTTGGCTCTTAGGAACTCCCTGATAAGCTTGGACAGTCTGCCAGTATCTGGTTCTGGTCTGGGAGGTGCTTGAGTCTGACTTGGACCTCCCGGAACCTCCACTTCACCTGACAACCTCTTAAGGTGAGCCCGTTTGACAGAGACGGTGTTTGCTATGTCGGTGTGGACGCCTCTTGTCT